AGGAAAGTTCCTTAATTGGTTCTGTATTCCATGCTACCTTTTCAGCAGCTGGTACTGATAATCTAACAGCACTACTTTCTTGAATAGATTTTGTTATCTTTTGTATAAGTTTGCTCTTTTTAGTTTTTAAATTATTAAGTTCTTGTTTATGTCTCATTAAACGTCCAACCCAAAGATGTTTACGTCCTGGTAACTTCATTTGAGCATCTTTAATGTTAAACTCATCTAACACTAAATGTTCTTTGAGCTCATTATTATATTGATCTATTAATTCAGACATCTAAATAGATTATGCTATAAATACTATTAATGTCAACGTTTAAAAACATATTTTTAAAGTTGCTTGACGAAGATGGTAATGTAGCTGGACCCGGCGGGGCTTTAGGTACATGGACATCGTCCCAATTTTCTGGTGATAATTACGCTCCAGGTGATTATAGAATGCCTAAAGTATTAGGAAGTGTTCAACGACGTAATACTAAAAAGAAGCGTAAAAAGAAAAAGAAGAAAAATGGTTGATAATTTAGGGCATTGGACTTATAATGGTAAAAAAGAAGATATACCTGAGAACTTTTTCGGCTTTATCTACATTATAACCAATACTGTTACCGGCAAAAAATATATCGGTAAAAAACAGGCGCAAAAGATAGCTAAACTTCCCCCTCTTAAAGGTAAATCACGCCGCAGACATGTAGTAAAAGAAACAGATTGGAAAACATACACCTCTTCATCTGATAAGGTTAATCACGATCTAATTGAGTACGGTAAAGATAAGTTTATGTTCGAAATAGTTAGGTTCTGTAATTCTAAATCTGAATTAGCATATTATGAAGCAAAGTTACAGTTTGATAATGATGTACTACTTAACGAGGATAAATTCTACAACGGAATAATTAACTTAAGACTAGGTAAGATAAAAAAGAGTTGAACTAGTCTGCAGACACGTTAAAATCACATTGTGAGATTAGATCTGCCAGAGTATAATGTTACATTAATTGATTATCAACAGATACATTTATCTTTTGAGCAGCGGTTAATAGATGAACTCCATAATCTTCAGTTACTTGACTCACTTTACGATTTATCTAAGGATTGCAGAAAATTAATACTTCATTTTACCATTAAAGAAACGGTAGACTATTTAAATTCTTATAAAACCACTAATAAATTACTACTTTACTTTAATAACACACAATTTTACGATAGTGAGGTGTTGAAATATATAGATGAATCCGTATATTTGAAATTAGTAACTAAGATGTTGTTAAGGATAAGGACTATTTTACCTATTAAAGTTGTTATCTCGAGTAAGAGTTTAGAGTTTTTCAGTCATTTGTTAACTATAGATGATGGTAGAGCTAGAGGCACGTTAATTAGAATAGTTGATACAGTTAATAAGTTTAAAGTAGAAAATTTTACATTTGAAAAGGTTAAAAAGTTTGCAATGGTAAATGAACTTAACTTTTTATCTGGTGAGTATTTTAACAATATAAAAACTAAACAGATTGCTTTTAAATAAATATAAATATGAAGTTCGACCAAGCCATTAAAGAAGGGTTTGCAAATTACGTTTCAGAAGACGAAGATCAGATTTCTATTGGTAGAGATGTTTTAGAATCTATCAGAGATTTGATTAATGATGACGATGTAGTTAAAATTGCAGTAGAAAAACATAGAGATAACCCTAATCTGTTTAAAGCTATTAACAAATTAATTTTTAAAGTAGATAGTTTACTTGCTCCCAAGAAAGAAGAGTTTCCAGAAGATGAAATGACTTTGGGTGACCCTACTCGTAAAAATAGTTCTGTATCTGGAGTTAAAAACTTAGGTAGTAGTTACAATTTAGATGACCATGTTGAGCAAGCTGCAGCAAAGGCTAATAAATTACAAAAATTTGGTGGATCATTTGGTGTAGGAGTCGGTGCTTATGGTGCAGCTAATGCTGCTGTAAAAAGAAGAGATAAAGTTGTAGGTCTTGCTGCTAAAAAATATGATGAAGTTACTAAAAATATTGAAAATGTATTGAAAAGACAAAAACCATAAAAAATTATGAAAATTAAAACTCACAGCAAATTTTTTAGTTTAATTGGTAACAAGTATAAAATGCTTGAAGAACAGCCTGTTGATCCAACTGCTCAAATGTCTATGCCACCTGCTGCTCCTAATCCTGCAGCAGCCGCCCCTGCAGTACCAGCTGAACCTGCCCCAGAACCTGAAGTAAAGCAGTTAACACCTGAAGGTGAAGTTGAATTGATCAGACTTATTCGTAAGGCATTAGTTTTAGAACCAACTGAAGGTACTATTCCTCCTTCTATCTTAGATGATGAAATTAATGAAGAAAATGGTCGCGAAATATTGTCTAAACTTAAACAGTTTATAAATTCTTATTCAGACGACCCTGATATAGATTATTAATATGAGCAAATATAGATCATTAGCAGATATATACAGCGATAACGCTTTTAAACGTGTACCTAAATTACAAAGACAAAAAGTGATTGGTGAGGACGTTAAAATATTTTTTCAGACAGAAATTGATGATGAACCTAAAATCGTAGGTTCACTTAACGATGAACAAGCTTCGAAGTTAAGAAGAAAAATTATTAACCAATCTGGTGGTGTAGCTTCTCTGCTTAACGACTTATTAATTAAATCTCATTGGAAAGGTTCAAATGAAAAAGAATATATATCTAAAGTTTTAGGCCCAGTAGTTGAAGCTGTAGAATCAAATACCGATGTTGATAAGAAAAATTTAGAACAATTTATAAAAGATAAAAGAGAGTTAACATTTTTTATTGATACTCTCGATCAAGCTGCTGAATCTGAAACCGATTTCAACATATTTGAACAAATTGAACCTCTTTTACAAGATATATTTATTACAGATGCCCATGATACCGTTGTTGATATTTTCCTTATTAACCCTACGTTAAATAACATAGGTACGGGTAAGGGAGAAATATTAATTTCTATGTTTACTAATGCAGTTAAAGGCGATGTGGGTGATTTATATTTTAACGGTTATGGTGATGTAGAAGTAAAAGGGTTAAAAGGTAGACCAGGTACATCTGGTAATGCATCAAGATCGATTGAATTATTACCTAAATTACTTTATAATAAAAAAGGTTCAGACGTTCATACAGGGGAAGGTATAAGAGATAAATTTCAACAATCAGTAGGTGTTAGAAATGAACTTTATGATTACATTAATAATAAACTTTATAATGTAATGATCAAAAAAGGCGAAAAATATATTTCTTCTTATAATGAAATAAAAAACATTATTGATACAGAATTAGATAAATTAGATGAAAATGAAAATATAACTAAAGAATTTCTAGAAAATTTAAAAGATAATTTACATGCCGAAATTAACTCTTTAGTAACCTTTATAACACAAAGAACTACTCTTAAAAATAAGGTTACAAATTATATTAATTCATTAAAGGACTATTTAATAGCATCAACAAATAGAATGGATTATGTACCTAAAGTAAAAAAACGAAAAAATAAAAAATCCGGTGAAATAGAAGAAACAGGTCCTACTACAACTGATGTATTTCAAAATTTCTTTCTAAACGAATGGGGGTTAAGTATAGATGATATAATAGAAGGATTTTTACTTGCAGCTAATGAAAATAAATTTAATAAAAAAGAATTTGAAGAGGGACTAAAAGAAATATTACTTTCCGATAATAATTTAAGAAAACTTCGCAGAAATAATGACGATATATTGTTACGCGCTATTATTGGTGCAATGCAAGTTTCAATGTATAAGGAAAAAGAAGGATTTAAAGTAATACTTTTTATAAATGATAATACAGGTAATGCTTTACCTTTTAAATCTAAAGGTGATACTGTAAAAGAACGATTTATATATACTTTTAATAAATTTCAACAATTAATGAATAAAAATTTATTAAAAATTGGGTTAAACATTGATGATAGATCTAATGGCGTACCAATATCATATATCGGTTAATTATGAAATTTGAACAAGAACTAATTTTTGAAGCATACAACAACGCTGTACTAAATGAAGGTGGCGCTGCTGGTCATATGTATCACCCTTTTGACTTACCTGAAGTTAACTCTATCGATGATTTAGTTAATGTATTATATAATAGCGTTGATATACTCAACAAAGGTACCGCTACAGTTAAACTGGATGGGGTTAATTTAAGTTTAAAAGTAGTTAATGATGAACGTAACGAAGCATTTAAAAAACAATTTGCTTTAGATAGAGGTTCTCAAAAAGTAGAAGATGTACATGGTATTACATTAGATGGTTTAACAACTCGTTTTCCTGAAGGTCATGGATTAATTGATAAAGGTAAAACAATTCTTACAATTATGGATAAATCTATTCCACTTATTAAAAATGATTTAATCAAATTAGGTATGTGGAATGATCCAACAAAATTTTTAAACACCGAATACATTGACGGTCAAGAAAATGTTATTGATTATGGTGATAAAAAAATAATAGCTTTTCATAGTGTTAATCAGTTTGTTGAAAAACGAAATAGAAAAGGTGAATTAACAAGACCCGGGTTAAAACCCAAACCTTATGTTAAAGAGACATCAAGAGTTATTAATTATGATAACGAAGCTTTAAACAGTTTAAGAGAAAAAGTTAATACAATAGCTAATCAGTATGGGTTTGAGGTTATTACCGGTATATATGTTACTAAAAAAGGTGTACCTAATTTTGATTCAGTTTTAAATAAACCATTTACAGTACAGTTTGATGATAAAGAAAAGGTAACCAAACCTCTTAAAACTTGGATTAAAGAAGTTGGGAAAGGTATACCTAAAAAAATTAGAGTTAAAACTTTAGACGGAAAAGATAGAGGCGCTGTTAGTAAAGATGTTTATCTTACTGTACTTAATGGTACACCTTTAGATAGTGTATTTAAAACAGAAGATATTAATACTGCAGTTGCAGGGGCTTTAACTTATCATATTACTAAGGAATTAGGTCAAGAAATTTTACGTAATTATACTACTGATAATTACGGTGATACCGATAAACACGAAGGTATAGTATTAACTGATACCTCATATGGTAAAGATAACTTAGGTAACCCTAATTCTATTAAAATTACAGGTGATTTTATTCTTAGTGGTATGGGTGGTAAATTAGCTACAAATAGACCTAAAGTGTCTGATGAAGAAGATCAATCTGCACCAGCTGCTAACTACGGTAATGGTGGTATGGATTTTTCTTCTTATTTTACAAATCCAAGAAGTGAAACCGACCCCGGTGGATCTGGATTTAAAGCCAAATCAGTTAAGTAACTTTATGTCCTTCTTAAAATATCACCAACGTTTAGGTGATTACATTCCTATACCAGATTGTACTATATTTAATTACGATCTTATTTACTTCCTTAATGAAGATGGCCCTTTCTTATGGGAAAATAGTATGGGTGGTTATATATCACCTGATCTAGGAGGTAAAATAGTAGAGATAGATTGGGACTTACTTAAAAAAGATCTTTTAGAACAAAAACCTGGTATTTTAATTATACCAGAATGTTTGGTTAATAACTACCATAAACAATGTAAGTTAAAAATTGAAAATGATATCAGAGAATTAGGTTACTATGATGATCGTTTAATTGTTTATCTTCAGAAAGAGCAAAACTTTTATTACGGTGAAATTCACGATAAACCAGATTAGTTCTACGTTGATGAATTAGATTATAAAAACATATGTTATCATTCTATTGGTTATAACACACCACCTAAAGAAGAAGATGAAACCCGATTTAAAAACTTTAGATTTTGTAAACAAGGGTTTATGTGTGAATCTTTTTTTAAACTTTATAGTATTAAAGATACTTCACCAGACGAACTTTGGGAACAGAGACTTAAAACAAATTTTGATCCCGGTAAATTAATATGGTACGGTAATTTATATACAAGTATTAGAAATAATATAACTGGAGCTATAAAAGATAGTACTAAAGTACATTATAAAGATGTGGTTTATGGTAATGAAAGTTTAACTGATTTAGTACTTGGTGAAAAAGGTATCGGTATATCAATGGACGGTTTAGTATTTAACACTATTAGAGATGCTGAATTCGGTGTTGTTGGTTTACCAAGTATTAAAGTAACAAGGGCTGATAATTATCTGATTGAACATAACAATGTTGATATGTTTGGTTGTAGGCAAATTATACAAGTACAAGATAACATTTTTACTAATGCGAATAATGAATTAATCAAAAAACAAGTTGAAGAAGGGTATGAAAGATATTTTGAATTAGATCATAATGATTATGATAAGACAATGAAAAATATAAGATATCATTTCTTCATTATTTTACTTCAAAAATTTAATAATATTGAATTTTTTGTTTTTGATATTTTGTTTGAGGATAAAATAAAGGATTTTGTTGATAATTTAGATATAAAAGTGGATTATAGTATATTTGAAAAAGCATGTAACGTAGATCCTTCAACATACAATAAAGGAGATGTTTGTTTGTTACCTTATATGGAAAATCTATTGACTAAATTTAGAGAGTATTTTAAACTATGTTATATAGATTGGTATAAAACATTAAATAATAAAAATGACAGCATTTAAGTGGTTTTTCATCAAAGAGCAAACTGGTAGAAAGATAGTTCTTTTTCCTGGTTCATTTAAACCACCTCACCTAGGTCATTTTAAGTTAATTGAAAGCTTTAAAAACAAAGTTGGTCAAGATGGTATTGTAAATGTTATCGTAACCGATCCTTCACCCAAATCAAGAAGATATACCCCAGGTGGTAAATATGTACCCGCAGAAGTAGCAGCTGATATTTTAAGACGTTATGTTGCTGAAATGGGGTTAAGAGGTGTTAATGTAACTACAGCTAAAAATGCAGTAGGTGAAGTTTATGACTTTGTGAGAGAGGATGCTTTACCAGGAGATCAAATTATAGTTGGTGTAGGTGGTAAAGGAAATGATAAAGCTAGATATTCAGGTATATTAAAAGGTTTACCCGCTGGTGTAACGGTTAATATAGATGTTGCCGATGTAGTTGGTGATGAATCTGGTGCATTTAGTGCTAGTAACTTCAGAGACTTGTTAGATAACCTTTCGATCGAAAATTTGTTACCATATATACCAGAAAACCTACGAAACAATGAAAGCCTCGTAGGTTATGTATTTGATAAATTAAGTAACTTACCTTCTGATTAGAAACGACTCATCAACATTTTAATAACTTCGTCGTTTACACCCTTTTTCTCTTCATCACCCATTTCACCTGGTGGTTGTTCATCAATATCGACTTCAACTGCTGCAGGGCCACCACAACCACCCATAGGAGCAGGAGGTACTTCATCAACTTCATGACTATGTACTTTAGCTTCTTCTTCGTACTTAAGATAATGGTAGATATCAGAAACATAATCACTTGCTTTGGTAAGTTTAGCTTGAACCCAACCTTCTAACTCATCATAATTTTTAATTAAGTCAAGTAATTTAGGAGCATATTCAGCTAATTTGTAAAGCTCTGATTTAGCCATATCAACCTCGTGATCGTCAATCTGTTCCCTTTCTTCATCTTCAGGTGTTTCAACATCTTGAACATCTATTTTGGTCATAGTAGGGCTTCCTAATCCACCTGCTGAATCTTCAGCTTGAGGACCTAACCCTACACCGTTAAGAGGTGAAAGTGTAGCTTCATAGAGTTCTTGTAAACTCTTTTCGTCTTTATTCATACTAATATTTATAAATAATTGTATGGATTTTGATGCATTGTGTGATTTTCTTACCGAAGACTTTGAATTGGTTAAGATTATGGAGAAAAAAGGTAGCCGTTGCACTAAAGCTACTAAACAAGCTAGCTCTTACCTTAAGAGTAAGAAATATATGAAGTGTGTAAAGAACCCTTCCGGTAAGGGATACAAAAGGGTCCATTACGGAGACCCTAAACGTCGCATTAAAAAGAGTAATCCTAAAAGACGTAAGAGTTTTAGAGCAAGGCACAAGTGTTCTTCAGCTAAACCTGGAACAGCAAGATATTTAAGTTGTAAGAATTGGTAAAATGAATAACTTTAATAAAAAAATAGACGAATTACTCAATTTACTATCAGAAGATCGTTGTAAATCACGTGCTGATAAAGTATACGGTAAGAAAACATCCGCATATAAGTCAGGTGCTATAGTAAGATGCCGAAAAGGTAAAATTTGGAAGAAAAAGAAATGACTTTTAAACAGTTTTACGAAGCATCAGATAATTTACATCAATGGTTTAAAAGAGGTGGTAAAGACCCTAAGACCGGTAAGAAATTCTCTGGTTGGGTAAATTGTAAAACTGGTGGTCCTTGTGGCCGTAAATCTAAAAAGTCAGGTGGTAGTTACCCTGCATGTAGACCCACTAAAAGTGCATGCAAAAGTATTAAAGGTAAAATGTATCAAAAGAAAAGCTCTAAAAGAGTTAACTGGAAGAAAAAGAAATAGCATATGTCACTTAAAACAGTATTAAACGGTGGGTTCCAAACCTATGAATATCAAAAGTTCGTTGAAATAATTAACGATACTAATTTTCCCCCAGTTACCGCTTATTGGGAAAATGATTTAAGTAGTAAAACTCAGGTTTTTCCTAAAACAGCAGTTTTAACATATGATATAGGTCAATCACAAACTAACCCCGTTCCATTTGGTGATGGAGGTGCTATAGATGCTTTTGGTCGTTTAAGAGTTAGTAACCCTACTGCAATATTTTCAGCAAAACAATTATACAGTAAGAGAGATTTTGTATATGATGATTTAGGTAATGGTGGTGGAGCTTGTGAATTTAGTTCTGGTGATTCTGGTACTAAAATGTATACCGTAAACAGTGGTGATTACGCTATAAGACAAACATTTCAAAGTTTTGGTTATCAACCAGGTAAATCACAACAGTTTCTTTTTACAGGTATATTAAGTGGTGGTAATGATATAGACATGCTTTATGGTGCATACAAATCTAACACGTCTGGTGATTACGATCAGTATAATGGTGTTTATTTTAAAAATAGTAATAATGTTGTTTCTGTAAATGTATCTAATTATAATGGTAACGCTGCTGATATTACCGTGCCTCAAAGTAGTTGGAACATTGATACAATGGATGGTAATGGTGCTAGTGGTATAACATTAGACTTTACTAAATCTCAGATATTTACTATTGATTTTGAATGGTTAGGGGTAGGTAGAATTAGATACGGTTTTGTTGTTGATGGTCTTACTTATTATTGTCATCAAGTTACTAATGCTAATGCTATTAGTTCTGTTTTTATTCAAAATCCTAACCTACCTATTAGAGCTGAAATAAGACAAAACGGTTCAACACCAGGACAATTATTACAAATTTGTGCTAATGTTAATTCTGAAGGCGGTGTTAGTAAACAAGGTTCATTACGTTCAATTGACACTGCGTTAGAGACAAGTAATGTAGAAATTTCTATTCCTGTTAAAACAGAGTGTTCTATTATGATGTTAGCTTTATCAGCTACTAGATTAAACGCTGTTGTTACACCTTCTGATTTTAGTGTTCTTAATACAGATTCT